TTCTCCATCTTTGTCTTCTTCTTCTTCTTCTTCCTCTTCGTCTTCGTCTTCTTCTTCTTGTTTGTCTTTTTGTTCTGCTTCTTGTTTGTATTTTTGTTCTTCTTCTTGTTTGTCTTTATTTTTTTTGTTCTCAATTTTAGATTTTTTTATTTTAATGCTATTCATTTTAAAAATAAAAAAAAATATAAATAATAATATATTTTATTTAAATTTAATTTTAATTATATATATTATGTATTATTTATTTAAATTAAAAAATAAAAAAGAAAAAAAAATCATTACTATAAAAAATTAATAAATTATTAAATAATTATAAATGTTCTAAACAAACAGGTTTATAACTTTCAGAACCTCCTACTAAAAATATATCATTTGAATTTGCAATACGTTTTGTAAATGGTGCTTTTTTTTTACAAATAGAACAATTAGCTTTTAGTTTTTCAACAGTAGTTGAATATGGGATTAATTCTAATAATTTACAATTAGGAAAAGGTTCTTGTTTATAATCACCATCTAAACCACAGATGTATATAATTTTTTTATATTCAAATAATAATTTTTTAATAACATCATATAAATCTGGAAAAAATTGACCCTCATTTATAAAAATATAATTAATATTAGAAATATCATTTTCAAAAATAGTATTTAAATTTAACATAGCAATACAAGGTATTTGTAAATTATCATGACTTGTTATAAAAGTATTTTTACTATATCTATCATCAGAACTATGATTAATTACAAGTATATTTTTATTTTGTAATTTAGTTATACTATTCGCTTCATTTATTAATCTTGTTGTTTTACCAGCAAACATTGGTCCTAATATTAAATGTAGTTCTCCCATATTTAAAAAATATGAGCTTTTAAAAATTATAATAATTTAAAAATATTTAATAATATTATAATTCTAAAGATTAAAAAGATTTTAAATTCAATTTTTAATAATTAAAATTAATTAATAATTAATGAAAAATAATGAAAAAAATAATGAAAATAAATAATTTACATATATATAATTTTAAATTTTTAATTTTTAATTTTTAATTTTTAATTTTAAATTTTTAATTTTTAATTTTTAATCATCATCTGAGTTTTCAACTTCGGAATCACTATCTTCTTCTTCATTAATATTAATATCTTTAACATCATTAGTAATGTCATCCAAATCATCCATATCATAAACAGTAGCATCATCACTAATACTACATTTATTTAATGTTAAGTTAATACTTGTTCCTTTAGGACCAAACCAAATATGACGACTATAAAATTCAATAGTAGAAATGCTAATATCTTTATTAAGAACATCTTCTGAATTAGTAATTGCTTTATTATTTTGTGCATTACTAATTTTTCCATCAAAACCTTTATCATCACTATGCCAAATTTTAATCCAAATAGAAGGTTCATATGTTGGTTTTTCACCTCTCTTAATTTTTTCTTGGTCGGCTTTATTATAAGATACTAATGGTTTAAGAATAGCTTTTAATAATTTTTCAGTTTTTTTAGAACCATAATAATCTTTACTATTAGCCAATAAAGTTGTTAAAATTGTTTTATCAATATCTTGAATCATACCGTGTAAATTCTCATCTGTTAAGCGAATACTCATAGAATAACTTACTGTATCATCTTTTTCAAATTTAAAAATACGTCCAACAATATTAGATAATTTAATACGCAATTTTTTATCATCATAAAGCAATTCACAAAATTTACCACCTTTTTCGTGTTGCTGAATTGCGCCAATACTAATTTTTTCTTTATTAAAATTTTCAGAAGTAAAGGCATTACTTTCATATTGTTCAGTATTACCAATACTTTTAATATTAATTTGATTAATTTCAAAACCTAAACTATATTTTCCAACACCAAGCTTTAATTTATTAATACAAATACAAACATCAATAACAGTATTTTTTTCCAAAGCAAGTTCTAAATTAGAAACATCAGGAACATCAGAAGTAGTGCTTTTACAAACAAAATCATTAGATAAAATACCACCAATAGCATAACCATATTTTTCATGTTTAGTTAAAGTTGGTTTAAACATATCTTTACATTCTTCTTCTTCCATATTTTCATCAAACCATTTTTCAGAATTTTCTACACCTTGAGTAATTAAATGTTTTTCAAATGTTTCAATCATATTAATAAAATTTTCATCTTTTAAGCCCATAAAAATTTGATATTTATCTTTTTTACCTTTAATAATTTTACCATCTTTATCTTTGTTATCTAATTTTTTAAAAGTTTTCACAGTGCAACCACGCACAACTACAAGTAATTTTTTATCATTAGATGTAGATGTATCATACGTAATTTTACAATATTTAATACCAATTTCAGTATTAGTAATCACATTACTGAAACTAACATTATTATTATTAAAATCACTTGGCATCAAAGGTTTAATTGAAATAGCAGGCATTTTTAAAAAATTATAAACTAACTTAAATTAAAAATTACAGGAAACTCGAGATAATAGAAATTGACTTTTCTATACTTTCATATGATAATATCTTTTTAAATTATATTTTTTCAATTTTTTATTTAATTTAAAGAATAATAAAAAAATAGAAAAAATAGGAACTAATATAATTATAATTTTTTATTTGGTGTTTTCTTTGGTGTTTTCTTTGGTGTTTTCTTTGGTGTTTTCTTTGGTGTTTTCTTTGGTGTTTTCTTTGGTGTTTTCTTTGGTGTTTTTTTTGGTGTTTTCTTTGGTGTTTTCTTTGGTGTTTTCTTTATTTTTAATTGGTTTGATTGTTCTTGTTCTTCATTTTTAAATAATTTATTATTATTTAAATCTTTTAGTGTAATATTATTAGCTACTTTCAAAATATTTTCTAATGTTTTATTTGTTGATAAATCATTATTATTATTTTCTTTATAATTTTCCATTTTTTTATAAGAATAAACTATAAATTATTTATATTATTATACTATAATTAAACAACAAAAAAAAAATACAATATATATATATTAAAAATGGAAAATAATAAAAATATTAATATTGAAGATATTGAAGATATTGAAGATATTGAAGATATTGAAGATATTGAAGATATTGAAGCTATTGAAGATATTAAAGATATTAAAGATATTGAAGATATTGAAGATATTAAAGATATTGAAGATATTGAAGATATTGAAGATATTAAAGATATTGAAGATATTGAAGATATTAAAGATATTAAAGATAATAATATGTATAATGATATTGACTATAATATAGAATTTCTTATTGAAGATGATGAAAAACTTATTGATATTGAAAAAGTAAAATCAAAAGTTGATACTTATATAAATAATTATAATAATGATATTATGATTAAATATAAATCTACTTTTAATAAATTATATCAAAAATATTCAAATAAAAAATATAAAATTAAACAATTGCCTATTAAAGATAAATATGAAAATATTAAAGTTGTTGTTTTATCTAATGATAAAAAAGAAACTATTATTAAAGAAATAACTAAACCTGTATATATATATTATGATGATAATTTTAATTTATATAAATTAAAAAATAAAATATCAAATGAAAGAGAAGAATTATTATTTAAATACAAACAATTAATTTCACAATTTGAAGTTTCATTGGAAGATAAAAAAATATTTGAAAAAGAAAGACAAAAATTTATATCATTATTAGAAGAATATTATATATATACATTATATCATAAAAAAATTAATAAAATAAATATAATAGATAAAACAAAATTAATATTACAATCATTATTATTAATTAAAAATCATAATGATGAAAACGATATTAATATATTATCTGGAAATGAATATAATATTGATAATTCATTAATAAATGAAATGAATATTTATAATACAGATAAATTAACAGAATATAATAATATAATATTACAATTAAAAGGTAAAAATCAAAAAGAAATACAAAAAGATTCTAAATTTATTGAAGAAATTAAATTATATTTAGATAAAACAAATAAAAATGATATATTGAATAAAATTAAAGATAATATAAATAAAGAAGATAATTATATAAATTATATTATTTATAAATTACCAACTGTAAATTAATTATTTACATTAAGTATTGCTTGGATTATTTCATTTTTAGAACCATATGACCTTACTTTATATTCCTTAGCAATTTCTTTTAATTGTTTAGATGACATATTATTTAATTCATTTACATCATAATTTTTATTATTAGGTATAGTTTGATTTTTTTCAAGTTTAATATTTTTAATATCTCCAGATAATAACTTATCTAATTCAATTGTTTCATTATTTTCATTATTATTATTTAAAGATATAAACTTAGTAGTATCATTATCATTATCAAGTTCATCTAAACTTAAATTATCAAGTTCATTTATATTATCATCATCATTATTATCATCATTTAAAGTTAAATTACCAAGTTCATTTATATTATCATTATCATTATTATCTAAACTTAAATTATCAAGTTCATCTATATTATCATCATTATTATCTAAACTTAAATTATCAACTTCATTTATATTATCATTATCATTATCATTATTAGTATTATCATTATTATCTAAACTTAAATTATCAAGTTCATCTATATTATCATCATTATTATTAGTATCATCATTATTATCTAAACTTAAATTATCAACTTCATTTATACTATCAATATCACTATTATGTTCTAAACTATTTAAATCTTCTAAATCTTCAATATCAAAATTATTATCTTCTAAATTATCATTCATTGGGTCAGTTGTAATTGAATCATTATCATTAAATATAATATTATCATTATTTTTCATAGAATGTATAATATCATACATATTATCTTTAATATTATCTTCTTTATCATCTAATTCTATATCTAATTCATTTAAAGATTCTTTATCTTGATTATTTAAATCATTTAAATCATCTAATTCTAATAAATCATCTAATTCTATATGTTTTGTATTTGTTTCCTTTAATTTTTCTTGTATATTATTAATATTTTCAACATTTTCTTTTGTTAATTTTATTATATTAGCTTTTTTATTATCTTCATCTATATTTATTTGTTTTATGTTTTCATTATTTGAAGATATATCAATTGTATTATTTTCATTAGTATTATTTATTATTTTATTATATATTTCATCATTATGTTTTTGTTGATTAAAAAAAATATTTTTTAAATCTTCAATATTTCTTTTTAATTCTGTAATTTCACGCTGTTTTGTAAAATGTGAATACAATAAATATAAACAACATAAAATAATTAATGCAAAACTTATTAATAAAATATTAGAACTTATATTTTGTAAATCAACCATATTTATATTTAATAATAAATAAATTTAATTATTTTTTATATAATATAAATATTTATAAAAATAAAATAAAACGAAAACAAATTAAAAATACAAATAAATATATATTCATTTTTAACATATATTTATTTTTAACATATATTTATGTTTTCTAATTCTTTTTTATATTTCATTAATTTTTGATAACATTTATTTATTGTTACTTGAGATATTTCACACGTTTGTAAAATAGTATGTTTATTAATAGTAATATTTAATCTTTCTAATATATAATAAATAATTGTTGATGTTCTGGATAAAGGAGTATGTTTTTCTAAATACTTATTTTTTTCTATATAAATTAAAATAATACGACATGCTTCAAATACTTTATCATTTAATCCTAATTTACAAGTAAATCTATGTAATTTAGTTATACATTCTTTAACTATTTTATTATTTTCTATATTAATATCTTCTTTAATATCGTCTTTACTATATTCTTTAATATTGTCTTTACTATACTCTTTAATATCTTTTTTAATATTTATATTGTTCTCAATTTCACTATCAATACCACTACCACTATCACTATCAATATCACTATCACTATCACTATCACTATCACTATCACTATTACTATCACTATCACTATCACTATCACTATTACTATTACTATTACTATCACTATCACTATCACTATCACTATCACTATCACTATCACTATCACTATCACTATCACTATCACTATCACTATCACTATCACTATCACTATCACTATCACTATCACTATTACTATTACTATTAATTTTAGTATAAATTTTACTTTCATTTTCTCGACATTGTTTCATTTTAGATACTTTATTTTTTTTTCCAAGTTTAATATTTTTCCAAATTTCTTCAAATGTTTTAATACTTTTACGAAATGTCTTATTATTTTTTAATTTGAACATTTCAGCAATTTCATTACAATTACGAGGCACTCCTTTTAATTTACAGGCTAACATAATACAACCTGCTTTCATAGCTTCTTTTTTTGTTCTTCTTGAAGATTTTATTTCACTAACATCTTTATACATATATTTAGCTTCTTCGATAATACATTGACTAATACCTGCATTTTGAGCCATTATAGTAATATTATTAAAAGTATCTAATAAACTTGAATCGCGATATGTAAAACCATTCCAAAAACTCATATTTCTTATTCTTTTTGAATTTTTATTATTTTTATTACTATATCCAACTAAACTACCAATACTCGTATTTGGTAATAGTTCACTTGTAGGAACATCACAACGTGCTGGGTCACTACCTTTACTATCATCATTACCATAAAATCTCCATTCTTGACCTGAATCAATTATACAATCATTATATAATCCACAATCAGAACAAATATTATATCCATCCATTTCAATTAAATTTTTAGATTTACAATTAATACAATTTATTTCGCAATATAAATTTTTATTATTTACATCTTTGTTATTTACATCTTTAATATTAGTTTCATATTCATTTGTTTTGTTCTCATAATCATTATTAAATTTACAATCATCATTAATATGTTTTTCAATATATTCTAATTCTTCATTTATTATAGTTTTTTTAATAGAATTAGTATTTTCATTTACTTTATTTTTCTTTTTTTCAAGAAAAATAGTAGACAGCATTGTATTGTAATCTAATAGAACATCATTATTTCTATTATTTTCATTCATTATTATAATTAATTTTTATAATAATAATCTATTTAATAAAATATAATTATATAATATTAGATTTCAATTTTTTACAATGAACTGTTTTAGTTATTTTATTGTTTTATTTTTATATTGTTAAAATATATTACTAATTAATTATAATTTAAAGAAAAAGTTAAAAATAAATAAAAAAATATTTTAGAATAATAGAGACTATAAATAATTTTTAATATGAATAAAAATATAAAAAAACAAAGTAAATATAATAAAAATATTAAAAATAAAAAATATAAATTAAAAAATAATACAAACAAAAAAACAAAAAAAAATAATAATAATAATCATTTAAAAAATTATAAAGGAGGAAATAGACAAGAACATTTTGAAATAAGGTCTCCACAAAATATTGATTATGATAAATATAGATTAGGTAAATATGTAAATACTCAAATAGATTGGAAAAATATGCCTGGAGAACCACCAAGACCAGATTGTTGTATTTTGTAATTTTTTTTTTTATTTTATTTTTTAATTTTTTTGATAATTTTTTGATAATTTTTTGATAATTTTTTGATAATTTTTTGATAATTTTATTATGGTCATTTTTTATAATTAAAATATATCTGTAAAATAAAATATATTATAAATACTCAATGTTTACTATTACAACTATTACAAGACAATTATTTTATATATATAGTAATCCTAATCATAAAACTACTAATAATTATAAAGTAAAACAATATTATAATAATAATGAAAATAATGATGAAAATAATATGATTTCAAATTCATACTTAAACTATAAACCATTAACTATAAATAATATTGATTATGATAGATATAAATTATCTACTTTTATAAAGAATAATAATAAAGAATAATAATAAAAATAATAATAATCAAATAGTATATCTAACACCTTATAATCATTTACCTTCTTGTAATATTTTATAATTTAATAGTTATAGTAATAATTAATTATTTAATATTAAATTTTAAATGTTAAATTTTAAATGTTAAAGTTTTATTATTAAAATCTATAATTAACATAAATAAAAAATATAATAATAAAATGGTTGTATTTATAACTCTTTTACCAAATATATATTGGATATATAATAATCCAATAAATCCAAAATCTCAAAATGAATATAAAATAGAAATGAGTAAATTTATAGAACAGAACACAATTAAAACAATAATTGAATTAGATGACAAACTTACATTCTGGAAAAAATCAAATGATTATATCAATGAAATTAAATTACAAATGGAAAAAGATGAATTTTCTAAATTATATACAATTTTAACAAAATTAAATGATATTATAAAACAAAATTATATTAATAATACACCTCTTATTATTTCTACATATAATACTAACTATATAGAACTTGGGTTAGCCATATGGATTTATTTTTTTAATAAAACAGCAAGTATTCCGTTTGATACAGTTATTAAATTATTATCTATTAAAATAATTGGTAATATTAAATTAAGCGACACATTAAAAAAATTCTTTGCTTTTCTAAATTTAAACAATCTTTCTGGGAAAACATAATTTTATAGTTGTGATTATATTTTATCTTTTTATAATTTTATTAGTTTATTTTATATTTTTATTTTTATTTTTATTTTATCTTTTTATTAATTATTTTTATAATTAGTATTATTTATTTAATATTTAATTAGTTATTTTTTTAATAGCCTATTGTTTTCCACATAACTGTATGTGATGTATCACTATCTTGATTATATAATCTAATAGAAGATGCTGATAATTTTAGTGCTTGACCATAAGCATAAGTAGTTGGTTCACCACTTACTTGAGCCACAGCAAAATAGGTTGATGTTGATGTATAAGGTAAATTTGTAATATCTACAGTGCTATCAGCAGCTACTGTTGTTTGTCCATAGCAAATTTGTGGTTTTTTAATATTAGAAAATGTGGTTGTGCTTGAACCATAATATCTATATAAAGAATTTGTTGATGAAAATAAGTTTAATCCTTTAAAACTTTGTGGAACGGTATATTTTACTGCTATTGAAGTTACATAATGATATGAACTATAATCAATAGTCGTCCAAGTTATTAAATCAGGACTTGAATAAAAAGTATATGAACGTCCGTAATAATTATTTCTTACTAAAATAAACCATAATTTATTAGACCATTTAATATCCCAAATCCATAACGTAGAAGGTGATATACACACGGTCCAATTTATACCATCAACACTTTTAACAATATTTGTTGCGCTGGAATCACTACCTTCAACACCTACACATACGAAAATTGAGCCATTCCACACAACACTATATCCTTCGTGTATAAGTGTTAATTTATCAGTTACACCAACCCAAGTAATACCGTCATAACTATATATAATTGAATATAAATCTGTATCACTATTATTTTCATTACCAGTAGCAACATATATAGTATCATTACCAGTAATTGAATAACAATCATTCATAAATGTATTAGCATTTGTAGCATTCCAAGTAATACCATCATAACTATAAGAAATAGAACCACCAATACCTGCTCCATAATTTAAACTACCTCTTAAATAAATTTTTCCATCATAAAAAATATCAGTAACATAGGAACTAATACTAATATCCCAATCTATTAAATTATAACTTATTAAAGTATTGCCAAGATTTATTTCTCTTAGTAAATAATATTTATCAAATGTATAAACTAATTTATTGCCTGGTGAGGTTGGAGAACTATTTAAAACTTTCCAATGTATACTATCATAACTATATATTAATGAATAAGCTCCACTAACTCTTGCTATCCACATATTACCATCATATATGATACTATATACATTACTCACTGTATATGCTGAACCATCATTATTAATTATATTTCCAGTTAAAACATTCGTAAAAGTAATACCATCGTAACTATAAGATAATGGGGAATTTGAACCAACCGCACCTAAATTTGAACCTATTACAACCATTACATCACTATTTTCATAGGGTATATTTGGTCCTTGTGGTCCTGTATTGCCAGTATTACCATATGTCCCATCATATCCTGTATTCCCCGTATTGCCTGTATTACCAGTGTTGCCTGTATTACCAGTATTAACTTGCTCTCCAGAAATACCTGTTGGACCAGTATAACCTGTAGCACCTATTAAACCTGTATTTATACTTGTTGGACCTGTTGGTCCCGTATTACCTGTTGGACCAGTTGCTTCATTTGCCGATAAACTTGTATTTAAATAACTAATTGATGTTCCCCTAAAATAGATTGTCATACTTTGAGGACTTTCAACACTATTAGAAAAATCAGCATATATTTTTAAAAGATATCTATACGTTTTATCTGGTAATACTGTATTTGGAACATAAAGTGAATGTGATAATATATTTAAATCTAAATAAACTTGTATAGCACTTTCTGAATTACCTGCTGTTATTAAAACTTCTGTTGCTGGGTCTGCTGTAGAATCAATATAATACAATTTTGTATAAAATTTAACAGATACATCATCAGTTGCTAATGTATATAATTTAGTAGTCCATAATCCACTTAAAACTATATTATTATTTAACAAATTTGCTGGTGAAATAAATGAACCCATTAATACACCACTCGTATTACTTTGATTACCTGATGTTATTGATGTATGTGTATTGATTGGTACAAGTAGTCCGAACCTCCCATTAGCCCTACCACTATTATAAGGATTTATTTTAATAATTTGAGCACTTATTGGTTCATTAAATACATTATAAATATTTGTAATTATTGTTATTGTAGTTAGATGACTTATAAAAATTTGTGCGTCATTTATATCTGTACTACTACCTGATGTAGTTACCCATACAAAATTAATAGTATCTACCGAATATTGAATCCTATAATAATTCAAATATCTGTGATAATAACCCTGGCTAAACTCATTATGTTGTTGTGACACAATACCAGTTAATGTTTTAATTTCACCTAAGTCAATTAATATATACTCATTATTCTCCCAACCATAAGAAACCCAACCACTGGTTGAATCTATCATTGATTGTTTATTATACGCTAAACCATTATAAGCAGTTGAATACGAACGCTGACTCTCAGGTGGATTTAATAGTTCATAATCTAATATTTTAGGCACACTTAATAAATCTCCATTAGTAATTGGAGCAGTTCCTCCATCTGTGTCTAAATATAAATTTAATCCTGATAAAATACCATTAGTCCCAGATAAAC